ATTATCGAGTGAAGAAGGTCGGAACAAAATAATGGAAAAGTACTTTGCTGAAACAGATGGTGGTAAGCCTTGGATTATTCCAGCTGATTTAATCAAAGTCGAACAAGTTAAACCATTGTCATTAAAAGACATCGCCATTGTGGAAGGAATGGAACTAGATAAGAAAACAGTAGCAGGCATTTTAGATGTGCCGGCTTTTTTCTTGGGTGTAGGTAATTTCAATAAAGAAGAATATAACAACTTCATTAATACTCGCATTATGTCTATTGGGCAAATTGTAGCGCAAACATTAACAAGAGATATTTTGTTCAAAGAAGATTGGTTTTTCCGTTTAAACCCTAGAAGTTTATTTAGTTATGATTTAACGGAACTTGTAAGCGCAGGTAAAGAAATGGTTGACCGTATTGCTATGCGAAGAAACGAATGGCGAGATTGGGTAGGGATGGATCCTGATGATGAAATGGAAGAACTCATTGCATTAGAAAACTACATTCCAGCTAACATGCTTGGTCAACAAAACAAATTGAAAGGTGGTGAGGAAGATGAATAAACGACACATGCATTTTGCAAGCGAATTAAAGACGCGTGCGAATGAAGAAGACGGAGAAGCCTTTATTGAAGGTTATTTTGTTGTCTTCAATCAAGAAACGGAATTGTGGCCAGGCGCTTACGAAGAAATTGCACCAGAAGCATTTAATCGTTCGTTGAATGTTGAAAAGGTCGATGTGCTTGCATTGGATAACCATGATTCACGAGTTGTCTTAGGGAGTATAGGAAGTGAGTCTCTTGAGTTAAAAACAGATTCACACGGCTTATATGGTCGAGTGAAGATTGATTTAGAAGATCCGTTCGCTAAGTCTGCATACCGAAAAGTACAAACTGGCAAAGTGCGAGGTTGCTCGTTCGGTTTCTATCCTATCACCGAAGAAATTTCAGAGCGTGATGACGGGACTGTTAAATGGCGAGTAAAAGATGCGGATTTGTTAGAAGTATCAATTACCGCATTCCCTGCATATCCACAAACGGAAGTTGCAGCACGTCAAAAAGATGTTGAGAAAATGAAAAAACAAAAATTAGAGCATAGAAAAGCTCAATTAAAGGAGAAGATGAAACGTGGCTAATCCAGTATTAATCGGAGCAAAGTTAAATTTAAAACGTAGTGCATTCAAATCTGTGGAGGACAAAATCACAGAATTACTATCTAAACGTAGTGAATTAGAAGCGGCTATTGAAGGCGTTGAATCAGAAGAAGATCTAGCGGCTATTGAAGCACAAGTAAAAGAAAATGATGATGCGATTGACGAAGCAGAAGAAGAAAAATCTTCTTTGGAGGATGAAATCGCTGAATTAGAAGGCGAACTTGAAGCAGCTAATCGCAAAAAACCAAAAGCAGGAGGAAAACGAAACATGCCAAATCAAATTGAAACACGTGAAGCAATCAATGAATTTGTACGTTCAAAAGGTAATATGCAACAACGAGGGGATTTCACAACAGTAGAAGGTGGAGCATTAATCCCTGAAGATCTAATGAAGCCGAAAAAGGAACTTGTTGATACACTTGACTTAACTCAATATGTTCGCAAAGTTTCTGTAAATCGTGGTTCTGGTAAATATCCTATTATCAAAAAATCGAATGGTAAATTTACATCTGTAGCTGAATTAGCAGCTAACCCTAAATTAGCGACACCTACTTTCGATGAAGTGACATACGACATTGAAACGTACCGTGGTTATGTGCCAATTTCTCAAGAAGCTATTGACGATGCTGATTACGATATCTCTGGTTTAATCGCAGAAGATATTCAAGACCAAGATCGTAATACGAAAAATGCACAAATTGCAGCTATCTTCAAAACTGCTCCAGCAAAAGCGGTAACAGGTTTAGATGGTATCATTACGATGTTCAATAAAGATTTCAAAAAAGTCTACAATGTTAAAGCCTATGTATCTGCATCTTTATTTAACGAACTTGATTTATTAAAAGATAAAAACGGTCGTTACTTATTGCAAGATGATATTACAGTAGCATCAGGTAAACGAATTAAAGGGAAAGAAGTTGTGGTCCTTGATGATGATGTGATTGGTACAAACGAAGGCGATTTAGTTGGATTCTTTGGTGATGCCTATGAATTCATTACTTTATTCGATCGCAAACAAGCATCTGTAAAATGGACTGATAACAACATTTACGGTCAACTATTAGCTGGATTCGTTCGCTTCGATGTGAAAGCGGTAGATAATGCTGCAGGTTATTATGTAACATTCACACCAGAAGTCGCAGGTGCTTAATCTTCTTGAAAGGATGATTATTGATGAAATACCAGGTAATTAAAAGTTTCCGAGATTTACAGGATGACAACCACATTTACAAAGTGGGACACAAATATCCTCGTAAAGGTCGTGTGAACAAAGAACGCGTTGAGGAGTTAATGTCTAATGACAATAAAATAGGAGAGCCATTGATTGCAGAAGTAGGTGATGAATGATGAGCGAAGAAACACTCGCGACTTGTTTATCACTTTTTAAATTGGATTTGGGTATCACACATAATTTGCGTGATACCATTTTTTATAATCTGATTAAGAATGCCGAAATCGAATTATCAAAAATGGGAGTAGGCTTTTCTTCTACTGCAACAACTGTGGAGGACATGCAGCTAATTGTTGATTATGCAGCATGGAATTATCGAAAACGGCAAGAAGATGTCGGTTTGTCTAGAAATCTGAAATTTAGAATTCACAACCGTGTGATTCAAAAGGCAGGTGCATCCACAGATGCCGTCACTTAAACCGTCTATCGGAAGTAAAGAACACGCATCTAAAGATGATGTTTGTTTTTTAATGACTTCCACAATCATTCTAGATGATTTATTGCAAGAAATAGAAGTAACATTGCCTGAAATGGTCTATTGTTCTGTTTCTAGTATTGGTCAAAAGGAATTTTCTGCAACAATGCAAGCTGGATTAAAAGCACAAAAAACCATCGTTATAGATCATGATGAATACGATAGTCAAACACAAGTTGAATATAACAGCGTAATGTATTCTGTTTATCGCACTTTTGTTCGCGATGATGGGGATATCGAGTTGTATTGTGAGGTGCGTGTAGGTGGCAACTAACGTCAACGATATAGCGAATCAGATTACTCGAGCATTACGTTTATATTCCGATGAGGTTAAGGAAAAAGTCGATGAAGCTGCCAAAGAGGTTTCAGAAGCTGGTATTCAAAAACTAGAATCTACAAGCCCTAAAGACACAGGTAAGTATGCAAAAAGTTGGCGGTTGAAAAAAGTAGGTACTAAATGGGTTACTTATAATAAACTTTATCGACTTACTCACTTACTTGAAAAAGGACATGCAAAAGTAAACGGTGGACGTGTTCCTGCAAAGGTTCATATTGCACCTGTTGAGCAAGACATGATTTCAGAATACAGACAAAAGGTTGAGGAGGCGATTCGAGGATGACGTTGGCAGAATTAGCACAAAGACTAAATAACCTCTATCCCACTCGCTACTCACATTTCTCTAGCGCTCAAGCTCCACCGTTTATTTGTTATTTGGATGATGGTTCCGACAACTTTTACGCTGACAACAAGGTCTATGTGGAAGGAACACTAGTAAACATCGAATTATATACAAAAACAAAAGATTTAGCAGCTGAAAAGAAAATAAAAGATATGCTAAACGAAAATGAAATACCATTCACCAAAGCCCCTACGACCTATTTAGAGTCGGAAGGGGTTTTTCAATGCACTTTTTCAGTGACATTAACTTAAAAATGGAGTGTGAAAATATGTATAACGTATTAAATGACAATAAAAGCACGCAACCTGTATCAAGCGATAAAATAGTTATTCCCTTCCACTGGAAATCGATTATGGAATTGGATATTCAATTTTTTGCAGAGAACAAAGTTGAGTACGGCTTATCGAATGTGCACTATGCACCTTACACAGTTGGGGCAGATGGTACGATTACATTCGAAACACCTATTCCGATTCCTGGCGCGGTTAGTATGACCGGAGATCCAGTTGGTGAAGCAACGAAATTCTTTGCCGACAACATGGTTTATTATGTTGCGAAAAGTAATCAGGGTTACGAAGCCACATTAAGCATCGCAGTAATCCCACAACAATTCGCAATTGACGCATTAGGTGAAGAATTGGATGAAGAAGATGGCGTAATTAACGAAGTAGCAGATGCACAAGGGAAACCATTCGCTTTGTTATTCCAATTCGAAGGTGATGTTAAAGCTGCAAGACACGTTATGTACAACTGTACTGCTAATCGTCCAAGTATCAACGGAAATACAAAAACTGAAAGTACCGAAATCACACCAACCGAATTAACTTTGACTGCTTCTCCGATTAAAATTGGTACAAAAACTCTTGTTAAAACAAAAACAACATCTACTACAACTGCAACAATTTATGATTCTTGGTTCGATACGGTCTATAAAAAGTCAGAAGTAGCAGGAGCGTAATCGAATGGAAAAAACAATAGAAATCGATGGCAAACAAGTTACTTTTAAATCTACGGGTGCCGTACCAAAAAGATATAAAATGCAATTCCAAAGGGATTTCTTCGCTGACCTACTTTCCATGGAAGGGATAGTGAAGAAGGAAGGCGCTTCTGTGGAGGACATTCGAAACAATGTAGATTTTGATGTGTTCTACGATATCGCTTGGACACTTGCTAAAACTGCTGACAATACAATTAAGGATCCATTAACTTGGTTAGATGAATTTGAGACATTCCCGATTTACGAAATACTTCCACAGATTCAAGATGTGTTAGTAGCTTCAATTTCAACTAAAAAAAAATAGAAAACAAACAAGGTGCGTCTAGTGGAGATTCGATTTCTACTGAAACGTACCTTGTGTTATGTCATGAATGTAAATTAGCCCATGAAGATTTAGAGTCAATGACTGTTGGAATGGTACTAGATTACATTGATGAATACATGGAAATGAAAAATCCCAACAAAAAGAAAGTTCGCAAAGCTTCACAAGAAGATTTCGACAAGTTTTAAGCACTCACATTTTGTGGGTGTTTTTTATTTTGTTTTAAAAGGCGGTGAGATATATGGCAAGCAATGGAATACGTGGTATAACGATTGAACTTAACGGTGATACGACTGGTTTAGACAACGCCTTAAAGGATGTTAATAAACAATCCAAAACGCTTCAAAGTGAATTGAAAGAGGTTGAACGCGCGTTAAAACTAGATCCATCAAATACAACCTTAGTCGCTCAAAAAATGGAACTCTTACAACAATCCGTCCAATCCGCTGAACAGAAATTAAATACTTTACGCACAGCTCAAGCCCAAGTCGAACAGCAATTTCAACGAGGCGAGATTGGCGTTGAACAATATCGTGCATTTCAACGCGAATTAGCTTCAACCGAAGCTCAATTAAATAGTTATCGAAATCAAATGAATAATGTTCAGTCTGAACAAGAACGATTAACACGAAGCCAACGCGAATTAAGCACTTTCTTTCAAGCTACCGGGACAGATGTAACACAGTTTGCAGATATCCTAGGCACAAGGTTAACTCAATCTATTCAGAATGGTACTGCATCGGCTGACCAAATTAGTCGAGCTTTGCGATTAATGGGACGAGAAGCATTGGGGTCTGGTGCGGATATCGATGCAATGCGTGAAGCTTTAAGAAATGCTGATAACGGGGCAAACTTAGACCAAATACGTCAGGATCTTAACCGCATTAGAGATGGAGCTGATGATGCAAGTCAACAAGTAAAAAGTTTTAACGAACAATTGCATGAAGCCGGGGAGAAAACTAAAGGTTTTGGTGTTGCAATGACAGCTGGAGTTACTGCGCCGATTGGTGCTATGGGCGCAGCGGCTGGACTGGCAGCTTCAAACTTCGAACAAGCTTCAGCAAAGATTCAGATGGCCCTAGGTACCACTGACGAAAAAACGAAAGAGTTAAACGAAACCGCAAAAGCTGTATGGAGAGATGGATTTGGTGAATCTCTTGAAGAGGTTACAGATGGCTTAATTCGTGTAAGGCAAAACATTAAGGGTATTGCTGATGGCGAAGAACTTCAACGTGTAACTCAAAGCGCGCTTATTCTTGCTCAAACTTTTGAATCGGATGTAAACGAAGTTACAAGAGCAGCCAACAATTTGATGGTTAACTTTGGAATCGAATCGGATAAAGCTTTTGACTTGATGGCAAAAGGCGCACAGAACGGACTTAATTTCTCAAATGAAATGTTTGATAACCTAAGCGAATATTCTGGGCTTTTTGCGAACATGGGCTACAGCGTGGAAGAATACTTCGGAATCTTACAGAGTGGTAGCGAAGCAGGTGTTTATAATCTCGATTACTTAAATGACGTAATGAAAGAGTTCCAGATTCGTATTAAAGATGGTTCCGATGCTACTTCAACTGCATTTGCGGATATGACAGCTGAAACACAGAAAGTATGGGACGAGTTTTATTATGGCAAAGCAACTGTAAAAGATGTTGCTAGTGCTGTTATAACTGATTTGCAATCGATGGAAGACCAAACCTATGCTAATCAATTAGGTGTGGCACTATTCGGGACGAAGTGGGAAGATCTAGAATCTCAAGCTATGTACGCAATGCTAGGAAGCGCAGACGCAATGAAAGATTTTGAAGGCGCTATGCAAGGGATGGCCGATGCTCAAGAAGAAACTTTTGGGCAACGTTGGCAAGAGATGATACGTACTGCAGCAGTCGCATTAGAACCGTTGGGCTTAATTTTATTAGAGTTAGCGGAGAAATGGTTACCTAAAATCATTTCTGTTGTAGAGTCGCTCGCAAAATGGTTTTCAGATTTATCACCAACCATGCAATTAGTTACTGTAGCAATCGGAGGAATAGTTGCTGCAATAGGTCCTTTATTGGTTGTTATAGGTTCAATAATTTCTGCGATAAGTTCAATCATCCCTTTATTTGTTAGTGGTGGTGCAGTAGCAACCGCTTTTGGTACGGTGATGACAGCTTTAAGCGGTCCTATCGGAATAGTAGTTGCGGCAGTAGCAGCGCTAATCGGAATAGGTATAGCCTTGTGGAAGAACTGGGACGAAGTAAGCGCCTTTCTAACCACTTGTTGGGAAGCTATCAAAACTACCGCTTCCACAGTATTCACTTCCTTATCTGAGTTCTTTGTGGGGATTTGGGATTCGATTAAAAATGTCACATCAACAGTATGGACGTCCATTAAAGATTTCTTCATATCGATTTGGGAGGGTATACAATCCATTTTCAATACTGTTGTAGGGGTGATATTAAACGAACTAACAAAATATTGGTCTAGTATGGGTGACGGCATAAAGGAAGTTTGGGATGGAATCCAACAGTATTTTGGAGCGTTGTGGGATTTAATTAAAAACGTGTTTGTTGGAGCGTTATTAGTCATTCTTCAATTACTCACTGGACAATGGGGAGAAGCGAAGAAGAGTACTGAACAGATTTGGAAGAACATTCAAGATGCATTGAAAAATGTTTGGGAAGGACTTAAAAAGATATTCTCAGGTGCATTAGATGCTGTAAAAGGTTATGTAAAAACGTCCTGGGAAAGCATTAAAAATACAACTTCTACGGTATTTAACGCTGTTAAAAGTGCCATTTCAACAATATGGGAGAATATTAAATCTTCAGTATCGAACGCGGTTTCATCGATATTAATTACGGTAACAAGTAAATTTCTTGAAATGGTTAACTCTGTTCGAACAAAAATGAGTAACGTTCTATCAACTATTAAAGAGATTTGGGGCAATGTTAAGAGTTTCTTTAGTGGGATAAGTCTATATGACGTTGGGAAAAATATCATTTCGGGTTTGATAAAGGGCGTCACCTCGATGGCAAGGAATTTGGTGGATTCTGTAAAAGGTGTCGTAAATGGCGCAATTGAGGGGGCAAAAAAACTCTTAGGAATCCATTCGCCATCCCGTGTATTTATGGAGTTCGGTGAATATACAAACGAAGGTTTTATCAAAGGGATTGAAGGTACTAGCAAAAGATTGAATGATGCTGTCGGTAATGTATATGGATCTTTAGCAAGTAGCGCCAATAAATCAAACGCTAACCAAATCGCCCAAACTCAAATTATCCAACAATCTAGCAATATTGATTTGACTAGTTTAGTAGCTGCCATTGTACAACTTGCAGATAGACCGATTCAGACGTTTGTCGATATGGATGGACGTATTGTAGCAAGTGCTGTTTCTACGCACCAGGGCAACGATACGAATATAAAAGCAATGACGAAAGGAGTGTCATTTACATGATAATCGAATTACTGAATGGCGCTACCTACGACATTGCCGACTATAGCTTGAAACGCTTATATCACCGTATTCCTTCTTTAGAAATAGAGCATACTACTGCATCTGTGGAAGGACGTGACGGTGATATTTTTTTAGGCACTCGATTTAGCGGTCGTACTATATCTGTAGAGTTGTTGTATATGGCACGTGACATTTACGACTATTATCTATTACGAGATGAATTAAACGGATTGTTCGCACGTAAAGAAGCCTTTTATATTATTTTCAAAAGAGAGCCTTATAAACGATGGAAAGTACGTTTAGCACAACAATTTGAGACTGAACCAAGTCCATCTATGCGTTCATTCACTGTGAATTTCATCTGTGAAAGTATTTACGCTGAATCAGTTGCTACCACTGCGGATTCAAAGGAATGGGACATAGATAAATGGGGATGGAACAATACGTTGAATTGGGAAGATGATTTTGCTTATTCATTTTCTAACAGTAGTTTTGTAGTGAAAAACTTAGGAAATGTTCCGATTGATCCACGCGAACACGAAATCGAGATAATCGTTAAAGGGGATTTTCCTAACGGTTTAACAATTACAAATCAAACTACCGGGGAAGTTTATCAGTATAACAACCCTTTGTCTTCCACAGATGTACTTAAAATTAGTGGAATAAGGACCTTCTTTAATGAAATTAGTTCATTCAAGAATACGAACAAGAAATTGTTAACCTTAACAACTGGTAATAATGCAATAACTGTGGAAGGCGGTACTTTAACGAGTATCGCTTTTGTTTTTAGATTTCTATATAAGTAAACGAGGTGAAATAAATGATACTTAAAAGATTGTTAAACTCAATAAATCGTAATGAGAGAAACAACATTAACGATAACTGGGAAACCATTGAACAAACATATACAAAAATTGAAGAAACAGCGGATGAAGCAAAAACAAAAGCAGATGATGCTGTTACAACTGCTGGAACCGCAAAATTTACAGCAGAAACAGTGGAAACAAAATTTAATAGAATCGTAGCAGAAGCTGGAAGTAATAATCCGGAAGTCGTACAAGCACGAGGGGATTTTGTAAATTTAAATGAAAGACTCAATACAGAAATCGGTCAAGTTACTGAACAGTTGGCAGAAACTAATAAAGATTTAAAAGTATTAATGACATTAGAAGATATAACTGTTAATGTTTCTGCTTATGGGGCTTTGGGCAATGGTGCAGACGATACTCAAGCTATTTTAAATGCTGTAAATGACTTACTAATCAAACCAGAAAAGAAAGTTCTGCACTTTCCTAGTCCACACTATGTAATGACCCAAAAACTACCAAAAATTAATAAGGACTTTAAATTGACTGGAGCATCATTAATAGGCACTACAATCGAATATCAAGCTTCAGAGGATGGTTTTTTCCTGGAAAATAGTTCGAAAGGTGAAGTTGAAGTTAAAGATATTTGGCTGAAAATCAACAAATTAAATAATGTAATAAAAGTTGGCGGTATGGAATTTTACAAGAATACTAGAAGTGAATGGGGTAAAACGGTTATTTTCGATAACGTAAAAATTTCTGGATATAATACTTCTAGTATAAAAATTTATGCCCCATTTATGACAAGAGGTAAAGGTATTGCTACTTTCGGACATAAGGGGTTAACAGCTAATCTAATAAACTCTCGTTTACCTAATCTAGATATGGCGAGATGTGGTCTTGAATTAGTAGGCTATGAAGAAGGCGTTACTGATACATTTGGTAATGTAAATAGTTTCGAAAACTGTTTCTTTGCAGACAATATTTATGGAGTAAAAATTGCTTCCGTTGGTACTGTAGTTTTCAAATCTTGTACGTTCGAACCAAACTTTATCAATATTTACGCAATTAATCCTACTGGGAATTCAAATACATCAAATATTACCATTGAAAATAGTTGGCTTGAAGATTATACAGGCGTATGTCATCCTGATTTTGGAGCTCTTGTTACTTATGAATTTGATGAAACAACAGGCGATTTGGTACAACCATTAGCGAAAAAAGCTAGTGTTAAATTGCTTAATACAAGGGTTCACCCGTCTTGTCCGTTAGATTCGCGCATGGATGGGGCATTTACCTACGGTACGGGTACGAATTATTCCCCAAAAGGATTTAGTGCCTTAGAAAGTGTTGACTATAATATTTTAGTCGGGGCTTGTGCAGATGGGCATTTTTATCGTTTCGGCACGAAAGAAAACTATTTAAGAAGTTTGACTAAGTTTAAAAAAGGTCTTTCCTTGCTATCGGCTTCTAATGATAATGCTAGTAAACAAACAGAATTATATAGTTACAGTGTGAATAATCCAAATACAGATAAAAACGCCCTATATACATTTGAAATTCCAATAGATATTCTAGTGGCAGGTGAAATGAGAGAATTGATTATTGACGCTAATATCTACTCTTCTGGAGGAAACCCTGTTTGGTGTCGTGCCAAACAAATTTATGTCACACCATCAAAAACCGAAGTTTTAAGCGATCAATTTAACTATGCTACTTCAATAGATGCTGAGAATAAAGGAATGAAGTTAACATATAATTCAACTACGAAAAGAGTTACTGTTCAACTACAAGCGGCACTATCAAATTCTACGAACTTACAAATTGAGTTAATTAGAAGAAAATTTTAGATAATAAGTAGGAGGAGTCGATTTAAATGGCGTTAAAAACTAATGTTAATGTTGAAGTGTACGGTGATACAACAAATTATGAATGTTATACAACAATATCGAACGTGAGTGGAAATAAACATTCATTGCACATTGTAGTTGAACATAAAAAATATACTGACAAAAGCATCTTAATTAAACGTGAGGATTTTTCTTTTGAACCATCCGTAGATGATATGGCATCTAATTTCATCAAACAAGGCTATGAGCATCTAAAGACATTGCCTATTTTTTTGGATGCGATAGATATTTTAGAAGAAGGGCAAACAGCTTAATCGTCCCATAATGTTCAGTAACTGGTAGTTTAATAGAATATCAAATTATTACTAACCTTCCACAGATAGTTGTGGAGGGTTTTTATTTTGAAAGGATGTGAAGCTATGTGTTAGTTATTTCAAATGCAATCGATACTGAATCGATTATTTATTACAATGGCTATGAAAAAACAGAAGAACAGAATAGCGCTTTGCAGATTACATTCCGTTCATTGAACGTTGGAAACAATCCTGGTCATGAGCTGCTAGATTACGAGGTATTTGTGGAAGATGAAGATGGCCATGAATATCGAGTGAAACAATATAAACGGGAATCGTTATACAAACAAATTACTGCTACTCATATTTATTTTGATTTAGCGGATCAACGACAAGATACGATTTTTGGCGGCACACATTCCATTGAAGAATTTTTAACGTTTATATTTACTGGCACTGGTTGGAGTTATACTATCGCTGATGATTTAGCAGGTACTTCTGCATTAATTCCGAATTTTGGAGATGCAAATGTTATTTCATTAGTTGAAACCTTGCTTAAAGCATTTGGTTGCGAACGTAAAATCATGCCAGGTAAAGTGATCCATTTCGGAAAGATCATAGGCGAAGATAAAGATTTACAATATCGATATAAGTACAACATTAAGACGATATCCGAAAGCATCGATACTACTAATCTGAAAACGGAAATAAGAGGGTATAACAGCGATAGAACAATAGATGTGACTTACACATCTCCTTTAGCCGAAGTACCGCTTATTGGAGTAAGGAAAGCTGAACCGATTGAAAGCGATGACTATGCATCTGTGGAGGAAATGGAAGCATTTTTAGCAACACAACTACCTGATGCACCAGAAACTAGTGTGGAGGTCAGTGTAACTGAAATCGATGGGGAGGTAGGGGATTTCGTTTGGTTAATCCATGAACCATTAGGAATCGAATATCAAACTCGTATTCTTTCAAAGAAATCTAAGCGTAATTACAATGAATCATCCGTAACTGTTGGTAACACAAAGCCCAAGGATATTACGGATATCTTAGTCTCGCAAAAAGCTACTATTGATAATAATGAAAAATCTACACGCAGCCGTTTCGAACAGACTAATAAAAGCATTGAATTAGCCGTAGAGCGAATCGGAGAAAGTGAAACAGCAATAGAACTTCTTGAAGAAGAAATTGAATTACGTGTTGTAAAAAAGGACAACGTTATTGCATCTATCAACCTTAGTAGTGAAGAAGATGGTTCTGGACTTGTTAGAATAAGGGCAGACAAAATTCAATTCGAGGGACACATTTTCGGCGAGGGAGCTACTTTTTCCGGAAATATTGAAACATCCGAAAGTATTAAGGTCGGAAACAGCATCCAGTTAGGTGAACTAGGAAGTACAGAAAATAAAATTTTTCGATTCAACAATTTATCAAGCATCATGAGTAGTGGTCATAATATCGATTTTTCTACTGGAGATTTGAATATTTATGCCGATAGACTTTACGTCCCTTCATGGGCAAATGTCAGCGGTCTAGTCGCTTCTGGTACGCCTGGGCTTACAATTACGCAAAGTACAAACAACCCTAAACTGATGGTGTTCAAACAAGGTGGTTCGGATATAGGCTATCTAAACTTGACTTAAACAAATGAGGTGAACTTATTGAATAAAGTAGCAGAAAAATTAGCATTACGAATCGCGAATCTGGAGTTTGAAAAAGCGGAGCTGCAAGTGCTGTTAGCCCAAGAGAAAGAGGTGACAAAGCAACTACAAAAACAAATTGAAGAACAACAGCCGAAAGATAATGAGTAGCCTTCCACAATTAACCTGTGGAGGGTTTTTCTTATGACAAAAAGGATGGTGCTAATAATGGATCAACGTGTGTCAACACTGGAAGATAAAGTTAGTAAATTGGAAACGCGAATGGCAGTAGCGGAGGCTGGACTTAAGGATATGAAAGAAGATATGCAAAGCATCAAGAATAATACTACGTGGATTTTAAGATTGATAGTGGGAGCTATCGTAACGGCGTTATTGGGATTGATAATTGTAAATGGAGGAGCGATGTAAAATGAAATCGAAACTCGCTGCATTAATTGAAACAAGAAAATTAATTGCACTATCCACAATTCTGTTGTTCATTATTTTATCGATTATGAATGTGCTCGAAGTTCAATTCATTCAAACTGTCATCATTTCAGTGATCTCATTTTACTTTGGCAAAGCACAATCATTGGATAAGGTAGGTGAACCGAATTGATAAAAGTCGGATATGATGCCGGGCATGGATTATATACACCAGGTAAACGCACTCCAGATGACGAAAGAGAATGGACTTTCAATGACAAAGTAGCACGAGCATTTGCAAATGAATTAGCACTATACAGCGGAGTTGCTTCTAAAAGGTTTGACGACCCTAGTGGAAAGACGGATGTCCCTTTAAAAACGCGTACAGATGGAGCTAACAACTGGGGCGCCAATTACTATATTAGCTTCCACCACAACGCAAATACAGGGAAATGGGGTACATGGGGCGGTGTAGAGACTCATATTTACAATAAGACTAAAAACCCTAAATCAATCGCTCTTGCAAATGCGATTCAACCTGTGCTGGTAAAAAATTATTGTCTGCGTGATCGCGGGATTAAAAAGACAGATTTACACATTACTCGAGAAACGGATTGTGCAGCTGTGTTAATCGAGGGCGGATTTATGGACTCGACTACGGATATTGGTGCATTACGTAATGATACAATTTTAGCTAATGTAGGTAAATCAATCGCTCAAGCATTTGCAAACTTAGTAGGATTGAAGAAATCAAGCGAAGTAAAAGGGATATCTATTACACTAGGAATGGAGAAAACAAAGGTGCCACAACAATTATTGAATGATACAGGTCGCATTGCTGCACGGGAGTTAATTAAAAAAGGTGTGAAAGAAAAAGTGTTTACATCGAAACACGAAAATGTAGATAAGTACGAAGATAAAGAACTAATCAGCTACGGATTTGCCTATATTAATCGAAAATTTGATTTTGACGCTAAATCATAGTATCAAAAATTAATTTTATGGAAACTACTTGTAATAGCCCCCTAGATTCGTAATAATATAGATATTCGAATATTGGATTGAGAAATCAACCAATAAATTGACCGCCTTTCCATTGTGGAGGGCGGTCTTTTTTTATTTAATCTCAAATATCTCGTTAAAATCCTCAATTTCCAATGCTTTTAAAACCTTTGCTACATGCTCGCGATTAATTGTTTGTCGAGTATTGTTAGCCATTTCGCTAATTGTATTTGGTCTTAATCCAGTTAGCTCAACTAATTCCTTTTGCGACATTTCCTTCTTTAAAAGCACTTCTTTTAGCTTCAATTTTAACTCCATATAAAAACCTCCAATATATGCTACATCTCTTAATTTTATTATATCGATATTTAAGAATTATTTCTACATAAATTATTGACATATTGAAATAAAGGAATTATTATCAGTATATCGATATTTAAATAAAAGGAGATGCAAACAAATGATTAATCACATTCTTGCTGCAAGTCGAGTGCCGAGTATTTTAGAGCAAAAGGGGATTGATATTGAACGTAATTTGTTAAGAATCAGCATTGACAAAGATCAAGTAGATGTATCGATATACGACACCGAAGCTGTATTGAAATTTGATAACTGGGTGTTCAATCCATACGAAGGAAAATATCAAACGTTACTCGGCCAAGGGTATGTCGGGACAGTTATTGCTAAATATGATGGAATCCAATTCGCATCGTGCGTTAGCGAGGAAGAACTTTCATTAATTGAAAGTTAATTTTTTTACCCGTTTTAGTTGTCGATTGAGTAGCCAATCAATTCGCACCCGATACCTTAATCGACAACCTTGATTTTATTATCACATCAAGCCTTAAAGCCGATTTTTATAGTGGTCGATTGCTATAACTCTTACTACGTAAGATAACCGTGACGCTCCATAAAAACAATTGGGAGGTTTATCGATGGGTGAAAACAAAGAAAAAATTTTCATCGTCAGCGAAAAGGAAAATCAGTTTTATAATTTAACAGATTTAATTCCCGAGATGATGGAAGTGGAAGGATTAACTCAGCAAGAATGCATCGATTACTTTATGGACCACACAGAGCAAGGTAGATATAAAGTTTTTCCAGCCGATACACCAGCTCTAGTTATAAGCGATTGGATATTGCATGGAAAGGATGGCAATTAATGATTTTTGAAATTTTAACGACTTCATTTTTTGGAGGAATAGCTGCAACTGCTTTTGTTAAAAAGCAAGGTTTAGCGACAAATGAGAGCGGAAAGATTCAACGGATTATGTCGTTGAGTGGTCTTAATGTAAAAGATGGCAAAGATACTTTGACTACTCAATTATTAAAAAAGAAGCAATATGACTGGGGATGGGAATACAAATATCGAATCCCTTTAGGACGTAGTTTCAATGATTACATGAGCAAATTAGACGTACTACAAGATGGCATTAATAATCGCAGAAAACGAATTAGGTTTGCTGAATTAAAGGCATTGAAATTCGATTCCACTATCATTCGACAGCTTCAAGAATTGTGGAAGAAGAAGTTGACTGAGGTTAAGGAAATCGAATTAGATTTCGATGGATTGCTAATCATCCGTGTCTACGATGAACCTTTGCCAACTCACATCGATTTTGTTCCGGGTGAAAATTGGTGTGTTCCAGCCGGAATGACAAGGGATAAAAATACATTTAAATTTCATGATTTCGAGAAAAATCCACACCTGGTATTGGGTGGTGCGACTCGATATGGAAAGTCTAATTTTATAAATTCTATAATTGTTAGTTTACTGAAAAGCAATCCAGAGAACGTCAGATTTTTCCTGGTTGATTTAAAAGGCGGTGTGGAACTCTCTGACTATGAAAATATTAAACAGACTGTATCTATCGCCTATGAACCGGAGGAAGCCCTAGTAACATTAGAAATGGCTTATCAAAAGATGAGGGAACTTCAACGTAAAGTGCGTTTGTTGGGTAAGAAAAAAATTGAAGAAACAAATATTAAGGAACGCTATTTCATCATTATTGATGAAGTTGGCGAGTTGAATCCTAATGAAGCTATAGACAAGAAGGATATTGCTAAAGACGGTTTTATCATCCACAAAAGTGAAAAAACTGTTAAAGAAGAATGTCAACGTTATATGTCACAGATTGCTAGATTAGGTGCTGGACTTGGATTCCGTCAAATCCTTGCTACACAATATCCTACTGGTGATGTTATTCCTAGACAATGTAAACAAAATTCAGATGCTAAACTATCCTTCCGAGTACAATCCGCAACAGCTTCAAGAGTAGTCTTAGATGAAACAGGCGCTGAACTCCTTCCACAAATTAAAGGTAGAGCCATTTATCAAACGGCAGATAAACGCGAAATCTTACAAACTCCACTAATTAATTCCGAAACAATACAATCCACTATCATTCCACACATTATCGAGAAGGAGGAGGCTATAAGTCTTGAAAAAGACGAGGTTATCGCAGAGAGAAGAAGCGATACTATTACTTTTGAAGAGATTTGATTTCCTTACTCGCGATCAACTAAATCAATATTTCAAACTAGGCACGAAAAGTAATACAAATAAAATTCTGAACGGTTTATCAGAGTATCTAACTTCTGTTCGAGATGGCTACCAATCAATCTATTATCTTTCGAAAGACGGCCGTGATTATGTAGACTGTGAGAAAATCCGTAAAAAGGGCGGCCATGTTCAACACTTCATTATGCGGAATCAGTTTTGGTTGTTCTATGGATGTCCGAGGGATTGGCGAAATGAAGTTAAAATATCGAATGGTAAAGTGACGGCTATTGCCGATGCGGTTTTTACTCGAAATGGATTTTATCATTTTTTAGAGGTCGATAATTTACAATCGATGAAGGAAAACCGTGTGAAAATCAATAGATATAGAGACTTGTTAGAAAGCCTTATAAAGCAATTTGGGTATTATCCAACCTTGGTATGGGTTACAACAACAGAACACCGCAGGAAGCAACTGGAGAAGGCTTGTGATGGATTAAAAGTAAAGGTCTACACGATTAACGACATCAACTAGGAGGGAACATATATGTTTAAGCGTAATAAAATTGAGGTTGTTGCTCCAAGGGATTATTCTAACGCAGAGGTTTTAGAATACTACGGTGGTCGTTCTGTGGAAGAAACAAAATTGAATAATAAAAACATTGCTCCTATGCTAATAGGAACGAGTGTAATTACGTTAAATACTTTATTCAACAGTTTAAAGAGTGTTAGTGCCGCTACTGGAGAATGGGCTATCCAAGCACAACCTCCACAAGTCGTACCTACAGGTTTTATAGCGGATAAAACTTTAGAAACCTTAGCGACAATTTTTGACCCATTCATTCAAATAATCGTAGGCATTAGCTTTCCAGTAGCTTCATTAGTAATGGCAATCGGTTTTTTCATTATGATGTTCGGAATGAAAGAAAAAGCGTTAACCATGATAATGAATGCAGGGATTGGATATGTACTGGTGCAGATGTTACCACTATTTAACGAGATTTTAAGAACGATAGGTTCAGCGGTTTAAACCAGGGATAATTTACCTGGTTTTTTCTTATTGTTAAATGCAAACGACTGTTCTATAATTAATAAAAATAAGAACGGTTGTTCGCAAAAAAGTGGAGGGATATTATGAAAGGTCAATTATTAAAAGTGCTTCAACGTAATCAATTAGTCGATATGATGTATATTGCAAAGTCTGGTGAAATCAGCAAGAGACGTATTAAAGTGCTTCAAATAACAGATGATTCTTTTAGCGCGTTCTGTTTCCTTAAAAATGCTAAGCGTACTTTTATTATTGATAATATCCTTGCATTGATACCAGTAATCCGAAAAGAGCGTGAAGTGATTTGATTAATCAAGTTGCAAGGGAATTAGTTCATAGACAAATCATTATCGACTTAACCATCCGAACTTTAGAACGAGACCGTAATTATATTGGAGACTTTAAAATGCAGAAAGTCTTTGAAGCATGGTTCGATTCTAAAGTTATGGAGCTTCATTCTGAATTGAAAAAGGTGAAAGGTGAATTAGGAAAGCTAGGTGCAAAAATCCAATCGAATAAGCTGGATGGAGATTGCACTGTTTACACAGTCATCGAGAAGGGGAAGACATTTGATTTAAGATATATGAATATTGTCCTTAAAAATCGTTGTGAGGATGAAATAGGGCTGTTATTAGGATTGGACAAAAAATAAAAAGCCACTCTAATGAGTGACTTCTTTTTTATATCCCTAAAAGTTGTTTTTTCTTCGCATCAAATTCTTCTTGAGTTAAAATTCCTTCATCTAATAATTCTTTGAATTTCTTCAGTTCATCTGCTGCACTAGTTGTAGAAGGAGCAGAACTTCCAGTGCTTTTACCGATTTTGCTACGAACATATTCTACAAATTCATTTACTTGACCTAGGTTAATTCCAGTCATTTCAGCTTTATTGCCAGATGCAATAATATTAATTTTATGTCCTAACATACCTTTGCCGATTTCTACACTTGAAATATTAGAGAATGGGAAGGACTCTGATTCAAAACCAGTTAACTTTTTACAATAGAAGAAAACTTGACGATCAGTTGCGATAAAGATTCCATTGCGTACCGTATCTTTACCCATGATTTTCGATTTAAACATACCGAATACCCAATACTTTACTTCCTCGCCATTTAAATGCTCTTGCGCTAATTTCAAAAATTTATCTGCCTTACTCATGAAATATCATCCTCCTTAATTAACTTTATTTTATTGGCAAATGATTGGAAAAGCTATATAAAAAACAGACAACCTTAAATAGTTGCCTGTTTAAAATAAGTGACTTTAGGTGACCGAAAAGCGACCAAATGAATAAATTTAGGTAAATTAAGGTCGATTCCAATGAATTAAAATAAAGTTTTAATGTTGATAAATAGCGGTAAATACAATATTTTGAGCATAAGTGAATTTACTTAAAGTTGAAAAAGAAATATGTGTACGTTTTTATCAAAACTTGTTATAGTAGCGATATGGACAGTATCATTTTTGAACTGTACCTTTTTACACGCTTTAACAATTAAAAAGATCTGCCTTGATCTTAAATAAGACAGGGACGGAAGAAAACAAACTGCGTTATTTTTGGATTCGTAAAACGCAATCCTTCTGTCTATTTATAGGACAGAGGGATTTTT